CTCTCTGTATATCTCAAACCCATAGTTCTTACCTGGGTTTATATAGAAATATGGCGTTTTCTCTTTATCACTATCGGTAATATCTATATTAAGAACACGTTTGGCAATAGGTATATTTTCTCCACACAACAGATATATTGTATATTTATAACTTCCATTTCCCCTATTATTAATAATATTACCGATATCCCTTAATTCAATATTTCCTCTGTTAAAAGCGTCCATAACATACTGACGCATTCCTAATGAAGTCGTTCTATTATAATTATAATAAC